TACAAAAAAATTGATACATCAAGTTTGGAAAATGTGACTTTGACTCCGAATGGGCAATTTTTTAGAACTGATTTTCAGGGCTTTCTACCAAAAATGATGGAAGAAATGTATGAAGACAGGAAAAAATTTAAGAAGTTAATGTTAACCGCCAAACAGGAGAAAGAAAAAGAAACAAACGAAAGCAAAAAATATGAGATTGAAAAGCGTATTGCTCGATACAACAATCTACAACTTGCAAAAAAAGTTTCTCTGAACTCCGCTTACGGTGCTTTGGGAAGTCAGTATTTTCGTTTCTATGATTTGCGAATGGCTCTTGGTGTTACAACTGCTGGGCAATTAAGTATTCGTTGGATCGAAAAGAAGATGAATGAATACATGAACAATCTGTTGAAGACGGATAAAGATTTCATAATTGCTTCCGATACTGATTCGATTTATTTGAGATTGTCAGAACTTGTGTATAAAGTTTATGGTGCTGAAAACAAGATTGAATTACCCAAAAGCAAAGTCATAGAGTTTATGGATCGCGTATGTGAACAAAAGATTCAACCTTTTATTGATAAATCATATGAAGAATTAGCACATTACGTTCATGCATATGCACAAAAAATGCAAATGAAGCGTGAAGCTTTGGCTGACAAAGGTATCTGGACGGCAAAGAAACGATACATCATGCATGTATACAATAATGAAGGTGTACAATATTCTGAGCCTGACATGAAAGTGATGGGTCTAGAAATGATCAAATCTTCCACGCCTGCGCCGGTGCGTGGTAAAATGAAAGAGGCTTTGCAGATAATGATGAAAGGTAAAGAAAGTGATATTCACCTTTTCATCGAGAACTTTAGGAAATATTTTAAAACATTGCCACCAGAAGATATTTCATTCCCCAGAGGTATAAATGGTTTGAAGGAGTACCATAACAAAACCACAATTTATTCAAAAGGTACGCCAATTCATGTTAAGGGTGCATTGCTATATAATAAGTATCTTGAAGAAAAATCATTGACAAAAAAATATCCTTTTATTCAAGAAGGTGAAAAGATAAAGTTTGCATATTTAAAACAGCCAAATCCAATTAAAGATACCGTAATTTCTTTTCCAAATATTTTACCACCCGAATTCAATCTTCAAAGCTTTATTGATTATGATATGCAATTCGAAAAAACTTTTTTAGATCCAATTAAAGTTGTTTTGGAATGTATGGGTTGGTCTACACATAAAACCGTTTCATTATTTGACTAAGGGCACAAAATGAGTATTCTTGAAAAAATTAAGAAAAATTCTAGCATTAAAGAATCTGCTATTCTTTCTAAGTCAAAATTTTTTACACAGAAAGATATGATTCCTACTTCTATTCCTATCATCAATGTGGCTTTGAGTGGGCGTCTCGATGGTGGGCTAACACCAGGGCTAACGATGTGGGCAGGTCCATCAAAACATTTCAAGACGGCTTTTAGTTTACTGATGGCAAAATCTTATTTGGAAAAATATGAAGATTCCGCACTATTGTATTATGATTCAGAATTCGGTACACCTCAATCGTATTTCGACACTTTTGGTATTAACACTGATAGAGTTCTACATACTCCCATCACAGATATTGAACAATTAAAATTCGATATTATGAACCAACTTCAAAATTTAGAACGAGGTGAACATCTAATTATTGTTGTCGATTCAATTGGCAATCTTGCTTCGAAGAAAGAAGTTGAAGATGCCCTCGAACAAAAATCCGTTGCAGATATGAGTAGGGCAAAACAAATTAAATCTCTTTTTCGTATGGTAACACCCCACCTTACGATGAAGGATATTCCAATGGTAGTTGTAAACCACACTTACAAAGAAATTGGAATGTTCCCTAAAGATATTGTTGGTGGCGGAACAGGATCATATTATTCCGCCGATAATATTTTCATTATTGGCCGACAACAAGAGAAAGAAGGAACAGAAATTGTCGGGTACAATTTTATCATCAACGTCGAGAAATCAAGATATGTCAAAGAAAAATCTAAAATACCTGTTACTGTATCTTTTGATGGTGGCATTAGTAAGTGGTCTGGCCTTTTGGATATCGCATTGGAATCCGGGCATATTATCAAGCCCTCAAATGGTTGGTATTCAAAAGTAGACATGGAAACTGGAGAAGTGGAAGACCAGAAATTCCGGGAAAAAGATACAAACACAAGGGATTTTTGGATGCCGATCTTGAAGCAAGAATCATTTCAAAATTTTATTAAAAACAAATATCAAGTTGCAGCCGGTGAAATAATCCAATCTGAAGAGGAAGAAAATGCAATTTAAAGAAGGCATTGATTACAACTATGTAATTCCAGAAAACGAAAGTACAACAGTTGGTATAAAATTATTAACAGGTCCTTTTAGAGATGTTGTGTATCAATATGGTAAAGTAAAGTTTGAAGAGGGCGCTAATGATGACATTTATCTAGGATTCATTTATAATGTCATAGAGTCACCTTACGAAAAAGATTATTTGAACGAAAAATTCAAAAATTATATTGGTGACATTCTTGTGGAAATTATGTCGCAAAACATTGAAAAAGGACTTCTAGATGAGGCTGGAACAGACTATATTGAGGACTCTGATACAAAGTGAAGATTTCCTTAGAAAAGTTCTTCCGTTTATTAAAGATGAATATTTTTCCGATAGAGTTGAAAAGTATATCTTTAAACAAATAAATGAATATGCAAATCAATACAATACCACTCCGTCTGTAGAAGCTTTAATACTTGCCTCAAAAGAGAGTAAGAACATCACTGATGAGGAATTTAAAAATTGTGAAGAATATCTAAATGAAATACAAAAACATAATCGAGAGTTGGAAAAGCCAAATCAAGAATGGTTAATTGACAAAACCGAAAAGTTTTGCCAGGAAAAAGCAATTTACAATGCAGTTCGAAATTCGATCACAATCTTAGAGGGTAAAGATAAAACGAACGACAAAGGTTCAATACCAAAACTATTGTCAGATGCTCTTGCTGTAAGCTTTGACAATTCAATTGGGCATGATTATTTGGAGAACTCCGATGAACGATATGAATTCTATCACCGAAAAGAGGAACGAATCCCGTTCGACCTTGAATTTTTCAACAAGATCACCAAAGGAGGTCTCCCTGCCAAGACACTTAACATTGCTCTTGCTGGGACCGGTGTTGGTAAGTCTCTTTTCATGTGTCATGTTGCCGCTGGTTGTATGTCGCAAGGAAAAAATGTTCTATACATCACCCTTGAAATGGCAGAGGAAAAAATAGCCGAACGTATTGATGCGAATCTATTAAATGTATCAATAGACAATTTAATGGAGTTGCCGAAAGATATATATGATAAGAAAGTGAAACGTGTCAAAGAAATGACAACGGGCAAATTGATTATCAAAGAATATCCAACGGCATCAGCTTCAGCAATCCACTTTAGAACACTTCTGAATGAACTCAACCTTAAAAGGAATTTTGTTCCTGATATCATTTTTATTGATTATCTTAACATCTGCTGTTCTTCACGAATTAAAGCGGGAGCGAATGTTAACTCTTATACTTACGTCAAATCTATTGCAGAAGAGTTACGAGGATTGGCTGTTGAGTTTGGGGTGCCAATTGTTTCAGCTACCCAAACAACACGAAGCGGATACACAAACTCAGATCCAGGGCTTGAAGACACCAGTGAAAGTTTTGGTTTGCCGGCTACAGCAGACCTGATGTTTGCTTTGATTTCATCAGAAGAACTTGAGGCACTCAATCAAATCATGGTCAAACAGTTGAAGAATCGATATTCTGATCCGACAACACACAAAAGGTTTGTTCTTGGTATTGATAGGTCGAAGATGAAGCTATATGATGTTGAACAAGATGCTCAAATGGGTATCTCGGATGCTGGGCAACAATATGTGCCACAGGAAAAGCCGAAAAATAAATTTGGAGGATTTAAAGTATAAATAGATGCATTATCTACTTTTTTAGAAGGTTCGGAGATTAAAGGATGAAAACATTTAAAGGTTTTTTAAATGAAGAAAAAGAAAAAAGAGTTCTGATTAGAACCCTATTTGGTTCACATTCTGTCGATAAAAAAAAAATAGAAAAACAAGAAAAGCAAAATCCAGAAAATTATCGCGTTGCTAGTTTTCGAGATACTAATTTTAGAGTTGAAAGTGTTGATGGTGTAAATACCAATACAGAAAATGAAATTACAAAACCTCATACTGATGCCGAATCCAATAAATTTCATTCAAATAATAGAGTCATTGATGAAAGACCTACAGTCGGTGTACCAAAGAATTTTTTTGGGTGGCTAAATGCCTACAGTCAAAATTCTAGAGATATGAATAATGCTTTATATAATGATCATCTTGGCAAAAAAATAGAAAAAACTGCGTTAAATGATGAAGAACGACATCAAAGAAATTTGACATTTGCACACGAAGCGTCAAAAGCTCTTGCAAATACTCGTACAAAATCTGATCACACCGTATTTTCTGGAATATATCCAGAACATGCTGAAGCATTTAAAAATCAAAAAAAACCAATACAAGCTCATCATGCCGGATTCATTTCTTCTTCAACCGATTTCAATCAAGCTGCTAAATATGCAGGAAAAGGTGAAGGTGGCGAAAAACACATGTTAAGAATACATGTACCTAAAGGTACTCAAGCAGGTTCAATGAAGTGGATTTCTAGTTATGTAAGAGAAAAAGAAATTCTTTTACAAAGGGGGCATGATCTAGAAATACATCACGAACCAACTATTATAAATCATCCTAAAGAAGGTAAAATACACGTTTGGCACGCAAAAATTGTTGGGCATAAACCAAAAGAGTTGAATACGAAACCTGTAGCTGACGTTTTATATAGTCACGAAAAAAAATAAAAAAAAGCATAGTATAAAATCCTAAATATTTAATAATAACAATAATTTTTAATTCAAATGGCCGATTTATCTCAAAAAGCAACTGATGGAAGACTATCGTTTACAAAATATGTAACTGATAATAAAAGATATGCCGAAATTGAATTTGAAATTGAGAAGGGTAAATCTACTCCAATTTTTGTTAAAAAGGGTAATCTATTAACTCCGTCAAAAAGAATATATCCTCAAGGAACAAAATTAAAGATAACTGATAACAAACTTTATGAAGTTAACGGAATGAAACTTGCTTCAGTTAAAATTTCATCTGTAGCAGGATATGTACCAATTAATAGAATACGAAAACCTACGGGAGGTAGTGGTACTCAGTATGAAGATGAAATAGTCGATGCAATTAATGATTTTATTAAAGAAGCCGGAAGCTCGATAAATATAAAACTTAAAGGTGACACAAAAGTTTATAAAGATATACTTTACGCTATTAAAGTTGATAGAGTTATTAAACAAAAAGCTGGAGTAAAAGGTGATCCTAAAGCAGATATTATTTTGTGTAGAGACAAAGCTAATCCTTTAGCAGATGGTTCAATTTATATTTCACATAAAAAAGAAGGTGGTCCTGAAGCATTTCAACAATACGGAGGCTTATCACAACAAGCGGGTGAGGAGATTTATTCACATCAATTGACACAAAGATTTTTACACGAGGTATCATTAGCTATAGGTTCAAAATCTCAACTACCTTATCCTATTATGGCAACATTTGATGATAAAAATTTAGCTAACATGTCAATTTATGGTCCCGAGTACGGTAAAAAATTTTCTATTCAACATGTTCAACTGATTGGTCAAGGAAAAGTTAAATTTAATCGTCAGAGATCAGGAAATCTTTTCGAGTTGGATTTTACAAGCCATATGAGTTTATCTGGTGATTTAACACACTTCATCAATGGATACCTACCTGTTTTTGGAGCAACTTTCAGAGCAGGAAGAGGATTCGAATACAAAGGTAAAAGATTTAATGGAGCAAGAGTCGCAATTTATCCATATAAACTAATGGCAACAAGAACAGGGTTGGTTACTTTTAATTTTTAAATTTACTTTATGAGGATTGTTATGAAACCTTTGATCACAATAGTTACACCAACAACGGGTAACGCGCATTTAGCAAAAGCAGTTCAGTCTGTTGAAAATCAAACATATGAAAACATACAATATCTGGTCGTAGTTGATGGTAAAAATCGTCTTGCAAAAACACATGAAATTTTATCTACACTGAATTGTAAAAGATATGACACAATTGTTTTACCTGAAGCTACCGGTTACGATCAATACAATGGGCACAGAATTTATGGTGCAATGACCTACATTGCAGAAGGTGATTTTCTTTGCTT